TCTTAAAGAGGGAGAGGATCTTCCTGTTGATCAGCTAGGTTTAACTGCAGACAATACAGTTAATCCTCTTTTAAACATGAACTCTTTAGATAGAATGGTAGGTGTGGCTGCAGACTTTAATAAGATAGCTATGGAAAAGGGCAGTAAGTTTAAGTGGGATACAAAGAAAAGAAGTATAGATAACTTATTTAATATGGCTATCACACAAGAGATGGATGCCAACCAACTTCTAGATATCCTAAATAAGAATGGCATGTCATATAACCAGTTTATATTAGGAACAGTGGGATCATTCTCTCAGTTTGGTAAAGGACTACAGAAAGCTGCACAGATAGGTAAGTACGGCAAAGGACTAAAGAGCCTTGTAGATGAGAAGAAACACAAGGACATGATGGACAGGCAAAATGCTATGGCAAAGTACTGGTTACGTATAGAGAACATACGTAGAGGTGCTATGGTTTCTTCTATTGCTACTGCCTCACGTAACTTAACCTCGGCTCTTATTCGTATGCCATTAGAGGGCATGGGCAACGTCATGGATCAGGCCATCTTTGATTTACAAAAGGGCGGTGTTGGTAAAGCTACAGCAAACCTATTCTCAGGAGAGAACTGGTCAAATTCTTTTAAAGGTCTTAGCTATTTAACAGCAAGAGATCTGAAAGGTTTAGATGATTGGTTCTTTACCTATGGTAAGGACATGGAGAAGTGGCAAGACAAGATGTATGGTCAAATGAATGAGATTCGTAGGATCACAGGAAAGAAAGAAGGAGATAGTATAGGTACAGGCGAGAGAGTATTGCAGGGAATGGAGAAGGTAGTTGATGTTGTGAACGTGCCTAACAGGATGCAAGAGTTCCTCATTAGAAGATCTGTTTTCTTTGGTGAGATGCAACGCCTAATGAAACGTGAGTGGGATGTAGACTTTTTAGACTCACTTGATAAGGGTAAGATAAAAGCTATTATTAATAATGACACATCTCTGCGTAAAGGATCAGACAGTAAAACGTTTGAGCAACTCATGGAGTCAGCTACGACTAAAGCGTTGGATGTTACCTACGCAAAGCAAGCCAACACTCCTATGTTTAGAGAAGCTACTACTTGGATTACAAAGTATGGTGGTACTCTCATCATACCCTTTCCTAGATTTATGTTTAATGCACTTGAGTTGATGGGTAACTACGCAGGTGGTGCATCTATGCCCTTTACTAGAAAGATAGGTGACGTTATTCGTGGAGATAAGGATGCTTTTAAATCTGCCCTAACAGACATGGATCGACAAAGAATCTCTCGTAACCTTGTAGGTGTATCGGCAGCTATGGCTGCGTACATGTACAGGATGACTGCAGAAAGTGAGGACTATAAAGTTATAGATGCCGACATGATTGCAGACAATGCAGGTATAGACACTACACCACAGTTTCCTATGCGACAATACCTATGGGTAGGTGAAGCAATGAAAAGACTAGGGGAAGGTACGTTTGGGGATTGGTTTGACTTGAGAGATGTAGCTGAAACCTTTGGCGGTACTAATGTACGTGCAGGTACAGGACAGGTCATCATTGAAGATATAGCTTCCTACGTAGGAGATGCAAACTTTACAGATGATCTAGTAGCAAGTGAGCGTATGGGTAAAAGTTTAGGAAATCTTGTAGGTAACTACCTGTCATCATGGGCAATACCTATAGGACAGATAGCAGACTTTCAACGTGCTGTTGGATTAAGACAGACTGCCATGAAAGAGTATGCAGGAGAGGGTGATGAAATGCCTATTGGTGGAATGGAAACGTTTCAACAACAAGCAACCATACCACTAGAGAGAAGGGGTATAGGTAATCTACTTTCACCATCAAGTGAAGAAGAGATACCCGATAAGCAGTATCTATTTCAAGAAGGTGAAACGAAGGATCGTGTTGCACCTGCGTTACGTGCATTGTTTGGACTAAACGTTGTAGAAAAGAACAGCGAAGTTGGGGAATGGCTAACTGGTCTAGGCATTAAGGAGTGGAAGGTTCAAAGCAAATCAGGCATACCCTCTGTAAGAAACATAGAGAATAAAATAATGAGAGACATGCTTCCTCAGTTAAAAGAGGAGACTGATATTGTTTCTGATATGTTTGAAAGAGAATGGGAAAAGGCAGGGGGTGAAGGTGATGACAAGGCTTCTTTCCTGCGTAACGAACAGGTAGACTATGTGCGTGAGAGATTGAGTGACTTTAGAACGCAAGCAAAAGAAGAAGGAACATTTTTACAAGATGCTCCTCTACTACTACAAGAGTTTGCAGCATTTAAGAAGTTGGATTCTCGTAGTCGTAAACGAGCGTTGATGTGGTTCAAGACAGACGAAGATAGAATGCCTGACTACACCAACGCAGAAGACTTGATGCTACTAAATGAATACGCAGACTTAAAGCCTTAACGATTATCCCCACTACCTTGTAGCTTACCTTTCACTTGTCTCTTCTCAAGCTTCTCAATATTCTGAGCAGCTATTGTGCCTAGCGATGTACCTAAGTCATCAGCTAGTACTGCACAATACCACAGAACATCTCCTATCTCTGAAGTCAGTTGGGTTTTCCAATCAGGGGGTAGTTTCTGTACACCATCCCTCATAATCTTTTTTACTTTGTTTGCCACCTCGCCTGCCTCTCCTGCTAGTCCAAGGGCAGGATACAATATCTTATGTTCAGCTGCATAGATGGCTGTTTTCTTAGCGTTGATTTGATAATGATCAAGTTGCATGGAGGTGTGCCTTTTCTTCTGCCATGCGTCTGCTTCTCTCTTTAAGTTCATACTTCTGTACCTTCTTTAGTCTATCGAAGTAGGCTTTGTTAAATCCCCTACCCCATTCACGATACTGCATCGTGTCCTGATGGAAAGGATTATTTAACCTTCCCTTTTGGAAGTCATCCATTCCCTTCCTAAACTGAATCACCAATGGTGCGTCATACTTTCCTAAGTTTCTCTTTTCTCTGTTTCCCATACTAGGCTCCTATATCTACAAGTTCACATGAATCTCCACTACAAGCAAGAGATTGACTACCTGCAGTAGTGTCTGTTTGTTCTTTCAAGTCTGCCCATTTTATTTTTGTTGGCATCTTTGATAGCATATCATTATACTCTTTCTCAGAACACTCTTGATAGGGTGCTTGCTGATAAACGTGATCAGAGTGTGGCAAGAAAGACACACCTGACATTTCTGTAAAGTATTTAAATACAAATGCACCAACCTCTAGCCACTCATCCTCACGTACTGAAACAGTAATGGATGGCTTATGCTCACACCAATGCTCTTGATAAGTTCTCCACATCTCTAGCTGTTCTATAGCTGACATTTGATTTCTAGTTACTGATCCTTCAGGTGACTTAATAGGAAAACTAAACACAGTAGTATCCATTGGCTTGTTAACTTCAGGTTCATTAGGCACACCTTGATCTATCATAAACTTTGTGAGTGGGTCTTTGTTGTCACCACGTACAGTCCTGATGTAGTACTGACTGTGCCTAGCATGGATGCCACTTGCACTGTCGCATAACTGTGATACAGTACCACTAGGTTTAACACAGGTGATGGCTGTGGATGGCGGTATGTTTAATAGGTCAGCGTACTTCTTATTGGTATCAACTGCTACCTTTCTAAATACTTCTAACCTTTCACGTAATCCCATCTCTCTGCCATTAGTCAAAGGACTATCCATAATACCTGTAAGACTTACACCCAACAATCTTTCTTCTTCTGTGTTGTTCTTCCATATCTTTCTTAGGTAAGGAAAGTTAGTCAGCTTAGATTGCATTGTACCTAAGATAGTAGCAATAGCAATCTTTCTTTGTAGACTCTTGCGTGTGTCATCTTTTCTAACCACAACCTCTGTAAGATTACAGAACTGATATGGCCTAAGTATGATTTCACTACATGGATTAGTACCAAAGGCATGTTCAGGATCTCTTCTTCCATTCTTCTTAGCCTGATATTGTGCTGATATCCTGTTGAAGATACCCCTCTCACCTGACTTAGATTCCACCAGTGAAGTCCACTCTCGTAAGAATGTTTCAGAGTCAGGCTTGTCGGTGTACACGACAGAGTTATTAGAGAGTGCCATGTGTGGTGCAGTCTCCCACCACTGTCCTGTCTTGGCATGACGCATGCGTATGTCAGACAAGTTGGACAAACTGATCATGGCTGACCGCCTTACGCCGCCCACTACCACGATTTCGCCTATCTTACACATGATACTGTGGCACTCATAGCTTGTAAGCTTTCTGCCTACAGCACCTTTGAATATATTAACAGTAAACTTAAACAGATCTTCAAGCGGTGCAGGGCCTGATGCTCTGCCCCCAAAGATCTTTAGCCTAGCACCTGCAGGTCTAATTTTGCTGATATCATACGTGGGTATCTCTCCTGCATATAGCAATGCAAGTAGCATACGAAAGGACTTTGCCCATCCCTCTTTACTATCGCTCACTGATATACACGTGTCGCTATTGTATAGATGTTCTGGTATCTCTGGTAGCTTGTTAATGTAGTTACGTTCAACACTAAAGCCTACACCTGTGCCACACAACAAGATGTACATAGCTTCATCAAATGATTTAACATCATCTACAGGCAGATAGCTACAGTTGTATCCTGCAGTGTTGTCACGATCAAGTGCTTTACCTGCAGTCATCAAGGCTCTCATAGATGGCATAACATCTAGTTTGTATATGGCTTTCCATATTTTCAAACGTGTTCTGTCGTGCATGATGTTGTCAGCATTGGCTCTATCCCAAATGAAGTCCACGTATCGTGTCACTGTTTCTTCCCAAGTTTCTCTTCTCCCCTCATTGTCAAGCCATCTTGCATAGCGAGAGGTTGCTATGAAGTTTTGATAGTCTGTTGGTAATCCCATGTTAATCTCCCATTAATACTTTAATTTTATTTAAATGAAATCCATCTACATCATAGATGAACGCTTCGATTTGATCTTGTACATCCTTCTCTAGTTGTTCATCGACAGGTGTTGGATAGTCTTCTGTATCTACTTCCAATGTAATATAGATCTTAGCTTTTCTTATTGCCATTGTCAACAGTCTCCATCAATAATTCTAGATACCAATTGGCTTTCTTTAAATCTTCTATGCCATTCTTATATCGGTATCTCCATAGGTACTTCATTACATTACCTTGCAAGTAATACTCAAAGCCCTCACCGCAAGCTGACTTCAATGCGTCAATGCATTCTACACCATACTGATTGTAGTGCGGTGGGTGATTTACCATGTCTTCACTAGACACAGTATACGCTCCTTTAAAGTTATCTTTACTATCTTCTGTCATGCTACGCACTCCCATCTACCTTGCCTGAAAATGTTACCTTAATAACATTGCCAGTTGTTTCTGTTTTAACTTTCTTTTTCTTTCGGTTGTTCGCTACTCTCTTAGCTTCTTCTTCTTCCTTCTCTGCATCTACGAACGCTTGTATCTCATCTCTAAATTCAGGGTCGAGCGACATCATAGGTACAGTAGCACATATAAGATTAGAAAACTCCATCATATAGAAATAGTCATTGTCTGACAAGGGATTATCATGTGAGGTTATTATACCCAAGGTCACATCTCCTGTCCACTTATTATTACTATCTCGTTGAGGGTGTATCTTTATTATAAAATCTTCATCGTCTATGTCTAGTGGTATATGTTTTGTCATATCAATTCCTCACTATCTTCTTGCGAGTAAAGGCAATAAACTTTGGGTGTACTACCCTGCCCTTTTCTTTTAACCATGCTTCAGGTATAACTCTATTATCGTATTCAAATCCATACCGATCACACCACTGAGCATACGTAGACTTAGCACCCTTACGTAGCTTACGTCTACTGTTCTCAAAGATAAATCTTATGTCCAACTTAGGGTGTTGTTTCTTAATGGCAATATGCTTACGTCTATCCATTGCAGTAAACATACCCTTAGTCTCAACTATAATTCCATTGTCAAGAATAAAGTCAGGTGTGTAGGTTCGATACGCTAGGTCTTCCCACTCAATCTTTATTGATTCATAGGAATACTTAACACGCAATTGGGTAAGGTATAGGGCAAGCTTTTGTTCTAAGCCTGACCTGTACCCATACTTACGTGCAGCTTGAAACTGCTTGCTATCCATCAGACGTACGCTACTATCTTAGGGTTCTTAGCCTTAGACAATTTTTGTGGCAACTCTTGCATGTTAGGATAGCAGG